CGGTATAACCAGTCGTAAGTCCCGTTCCTGTATTAAATGATTGCCCCGTATTAGCACCGAGCGACCAACCTGTTGTTCTATTGCTTGTAGCAACCGCACCAGTCGCACTATTGGTTGCTGTATCGGTATCTAATATCGCACCACCGATAGTGATAAGGGTCTTTGTTCCAGTAACATTATTCACACTATCAGTCACGCTGGTAGAATAATCGGTCTGATTGGGTTGGGACTTAAGAGAACCCACCGAAAAGGCACTATTCGTAATATCGTTGAAGGAAGTCCTGAACTCCGAAAAAAAGGTGGGATTATCAATAAGGATTTCGCTGTCCGATGTTCCAGCGACGATATTAGACATCGCAAGACTATCATTTGCTATAGTATTGGTTGCGGTCGGAGCGACAAGAGTATCTTTTAAAATAATATCCAGAATGCTGTCGTTTCCAGCAGTTAGAACAGCTTGTAAAGTATCGGCTGGGACAACTGGAGGATACGGAGAACCATTAATCGTAGTCACCCCCAAATTATCAAGATTTTGGATATCCAATCCACCAGCATTATCACCAGCAGTTAGAACGGCACTTAAAGATGGAGTAGCTGGCGGAGCTGGAGGATAAGCCCCACCATTAATCGTATTTACTTGTAAATTATCAAGATTCGCAATATCAAGACCACCAGCGTTGTTGCTGTTGGCGAGAACAACCGCAAGGCCAGAAGTAGTAGGACCACCACCACTCGTCAGAGAAGCCAACTGAGACTGGAGAAAGTTATACTTAGCGTTTAAAAGACCGAAGGAACCACTACCGCCTTGTTTATAGAACTTTTGTTGAGCACTCATCGTAATATACTATACGTATATATTAAATGGGCCCGAAAAAGAACGCAACTCCTCAAATACAGACAAAAGAGGACACTCAAAGCGACGAGACAGATGACCAAGACTGGTCAGCAGACGTAGAAGATATATTAGAAAGAATCCACGACAACTCCAACGTAATGTCTAAATATCACAAACGGAATTATTTGTCGCTAAAAGGGACTCTTGTATATTTCCGTATCCCATTAATTATTCTGGGCGGTCTAAATAGTGTTTTCGCTGTCGGAATGACTCGCTATATTGAGCAACCGATTGTCTCACTGCTTAATTGTCTGCTTTCCTTGGTATGTGCTATAATAACCTCCGTTGAGCTTTTTCTCGGAATCCAATCTGGAATGGAAAAAGAACTTATTTCGCAACGAGAATACTACTTGATGGCTGTAGATATACAATCGGTCCTCAGTCTGGAACGCCACCACCGAAGCGTAAATGGAAAGCGGTATTTAGATAAAATACTTAGCGACTACAACAAACTATTTAGCGACAGCGAAGTAATAACGACCACCCTACAAGATAAACTCGTAGTCGTAGAAGGGGGCTTAACCATTAATCCAAAAAGCGAAAAGATACAGAGTATTTTGGAAACGCCGACAAATAATAATCTCACCGTTTAATATAATGGCCACCACATCTTTTGACCCCTTCGCAAATAAACCAGACATCAGCGAAAGCTCAAGAAAGCTCTATACGTTTAATCTGTTGAAGTTGAACGACGGCAAGAATATTAAGGATTTAAAGTTTTTGGGGAATGATAATATTTTAGAGAAAATCAGCGAGCTGAAGCCCAACACCAGACGGACTTATTTAATCGCAATTGTATCGTCTTTAAAAGGTCGCACCGAACCCAAATACAAGAAGCTCTATTCCAAGTTTTACGAGATGTTGGATTCTCTAAACAAGGAGCTCAAGAATAATACAACCAAATCTGAAAAGGTAAAGGAGAACTGGATAGAACAAACCGAGGTTGTTGGAAAGTTGGACGAACTGAAATCCGTTTTAGAAGAAGTAAAAGATAAAAAAAAAATATCCGAAGAGGAGTTTGACCGACTGACCAGATTAATAGTTCTCGGACTCTACACTCTACAGAGCCCCAGACGCAACAAGGACTACACCGATTGTTTGATTGTAAAGACCGTCCCCGAAGACAAAGACCACAACTATTTAGACATCTCAAAGTGGGAATGGGTCTTTAATAACTACAAGACCCAGAAGACTTATAAACAGAAGGTCTTACCAGTCCCCGAGCAACTCAAGGAGCTACTTCAGATTTATTTGAAGCACCACCCCCAGTCCAAGGAAATCAAGAAGAAGGTTATAACCGAGCCGATTCCGCTCTTACCTTCTGTAAAGAGCAGTCCAGAGATGACCAAGCTACTCAACAAGATATTCGGTAAGAAAATCGGAGTTAGTATGCTGAGGGCAATCAACTTGACGGACAAATACGGAGATACAATGAAGGAGATGAAGAAAGACGTAGCTGAAATGGGGACCTCAGTTGATACGTCCATCAACAATTACATCAAAGAATAACTTTCTAAAAATAGGTGTAGAATATATCAGACTTCTTCGTTCGTCCAAAAAACTGAAAACCCAAAAAACTGAAAAAGCCAAAAAATTGAAATCTTTTTATTTGATACTCTGGAATGTATAAAATAAAAACTGCCTTGTATAACCTGCTAACAAACCAAACGAACGAACAACCGAAAATGAACGCCAACACCAACAACTTGAAATGCGGAATCTGCGGAGAGACCGACGAAGACTACTGGACCCGAGATGGAGTTGCCCACTGCGAGAAATGTAATACCAAATGGTGCGAAAACTGGACAGCCGAAGATGAGGCCGAGGACGACGAGGACGCTTACAATCCGCTGGAAGGCCTCACTACCAGACAGATACTCCGAATCTTCCGAATCAGAGCCAACCGCAACCTCCGCAAAGATATCGCCGAAGCTAAGCAAGCCCTCGCCAACCCCTCCAACCTCGTTGAGATGTCCTCCTACCAAGCTTTTAAACTCTCCTTGAATATCCCCAGCATTTTGGAAGAAGGTGAGAAGGAAGTGCCCGCTGTCTGCTACGAATGCGGTGTTGAGGGTAAGATGCTCTGCGTAGAAGGCGAAGAAGACGAGGACTGGCTTTGCCTTGACTGCTCTTCTTGTTAAAAAACATACTTACTCACTAAAAAATCTGGCTTCTCTCCTTGTTCTCTTGCTTGTTTATTTATAAAATCTTGAAACTCCTTTAATGTATAACCCATCTTCATCATCTCTATTCTAAAAACGCACCAACGACCACACGTCTGGATATTGCCTCCAATCTTTTGGAACTTCTGGCTATTCCAAACAGTGTCGTATCCCTCCGTTTTTGCCGAAGCCATCAGTCTGGTCATCTCGTTGTTCTCTTGCCCTAAAATAAGCCGAATCATCTTGCCGATGAAACGCCAATCGGTGTCCCATTTGGCTCCATACGAATTAAAATATTCTATTGTTTTTCCGTATCTCAAAATACAGACCCAGTGGCCGACGTTATACTTCTCTTCAATTAATATAACCTTGGACGACTTGTCGGTAGGCAACAGCTCTTCAATTGTCTTGTAATTATCAAGCTCGCTATATTTAATAACCTCGCCCACTTTAATCCCAGTATGTCTTTCTAAATCCGCATCGGTCAGTGGAGTGCTTATTCGTTTTTTAATCTCAGCTCGGTCCATTATAATATATACCAGCATTATTTTTTCTATAATAATCCGAATTAAATAAGTCTTTTAGCTTTTTTAATACTTAAAGACAGTTGGAGTATTAGGTCTATAATGCCCTCAACTCACTATTCTGCCTCTTACTTCTACGGAAAAGAACAAGAAACTCGTATAATGCCGATTGTCTCCGAATATTTTAAACGAGATATCAAAGCGTATCCCAACCAGTATGACCACCACGACTTCTACGATGAGACCTACGACTACGAGGTCAAGTCAAGAACGAACTCCAAGAATGCTTATCCCGATACGATGATAACTCTGGACAAGATGATGAACCTTACCAAACCATTAATACTATTATTTAATTATACAGACCGACTCTGCTACGTAGAGTATGACGCAACCAAGTTTGCGACTTACCGAAAGAAGATGTTTGCGAGGAGCCAGAAAGAATGCGACCTCAAGGAGCACCTCTTTATCCCCGTAGCTGACCTTATAGACCTCTGCGAATGGGCTGGACAAGGAAAGAACCCCGCTTATAAGGCATTAAACGGATTTTAATTGGAAATAATCTAATATTGCGTATTAGATTATTATAAGTAATACATTTTTGGTTCCGTTTTGATTATTCTATACAATAATTAATTAATTATTGTTATACTTTGTATGTAATAATCTAATTTGCGGTATTAGATTGTTGCGAAATGGTTATTTTTGGTAATAATCTAACTTTTGAGGCCAAAAAATTGAAATCTTTTTGTTGGATACTCTGGAAAGCATTAAACCAAAAAATTGATTAACAATCCAGACCAACACCAGATTACAAAAAGTTTGTAAAATTGAATTATTTTATCTAAAAATCTCTGAAAGCACTAAAACAAAATGACTACTACTTACAGAATCGCTAACAAATCGGATAACAAGAGCATCATTGCTCTCTCTCGTAAAGGGTGCTGGTCCTTAACCAATGTTGTTGAGAACCTCTTTACCGAAGAACTCAAACGACAGAACCCCAACTGGGACAAGTTTGACGATGTCTCTTACGTTGCCGAAAAAGACGGCAAGATAATCGGCTTCTTGGCTTCGTCTCACCCCAACCGCAACCACCCCAAAATCGCAACCGCAAACCAGAACCAGACCCTTGAACTCTTATACGTTGAGAAGAAATACCGCAAGGCTGGAATCGGCTCCAAACTGGTTGAGGTCTTCCTTACGCTGTCCCACGTTGAGGGCCGAACATCTACCCAAGTCCAGTTTGATAGGACCGACAAGAAGCTCCAAAAATACTGGAAGAAGATGGGCTTCGCTAAGCACTCCGACGAGGTTGAGGACTACAGCATTCCTTATACGAACTGGTATAAGGGCGGAAGACCAGACCCAGTGTCGGGAGTGCTCGGATAAAAAAAGGGGAATAACCCCCCAGTCTTATTAATTAATTAAATATACAAATACAAAATACAAATATACAAATATACGGGGGTTGTTTTTTTTTTACGGTCTGTAGCAAGGCTGAGAGCAATTACAGATAGCATTCTTGTTGTTGGCGTAGCACCAAGGGGTTTCGTCTTCGGATTCGTCTTCGGATTCGTCGTCAGAGTCCGTTTCTTTTTTTATATAGAATAATAATATTTTTGCTGTTTTTGTTATTACAATGTCTTTACAAAAGTGTGTTAGTAGTGATGGTTTTGTATCTACGGGGGTTGCTCCCTCGTCGCTCAGGATACAATATCTTTCTGGTAAGGCTTTGACTCTGGCTCGTCTTTCTCTCGCTAATTGGTTTTTACGGAGGCGGAGTCTCTCCTTCTTCTCTTGGGCTGTTTCGGTGTTTGCGTTCATCTTATTAGTTGTTGTTTTATTTTAATGACTTTCTGACTTCCAGATTTTAGGTGTTCAATTTTATAGCTTTAAGGGGCAACAACGTGGTCTCTGATGAAGTTGATAGTGGTGATGGCGATGATGTCTCTATAAGCTTGTTTATCTGTTGGGCAGAGTTTGTCGTTCTTGATGGGGACTACGTGGCCTTTGTTTGGCCAAATCCAATTATTGTTGGTTATTCTGATAACGTTGAGCAACCAGCGGTCATTTACGAGTCTTTGTTCGGTAGTGATGGGCATTTTAGTTAGTTCGGTTTTAGTTGTTATTATTTGTTTGTTTTATACTCTTGGAATAAACCAGAATTAAAAGTTCAATTTTACGTTTTTTCTGCTTTTTTTACATTTTTAGGCCCAAGCGTTCTTTCGGGTCTTTACTTCTTCTACGACCCACTTTGTTCCTTTCTTTACAAACAATCCAGTCTCAGCTCCTCTCGTAGTGTATCTGTGAGTATAGACGCAGTGTTTCCACAGGTCAAAGGCTCTGTAGTATAGGCTAAGAGAGTTGCCCGTTCTATTGTAGTATTCTACGTCAGCTGGGTCTTCAGGGTCGTATTCTCCGCAGGCAATCGCATCATCTATATCCTTCTGTTTTAACTCGGCGACGTGATTCTTGATAAGAATGCTGGTAGGGGTCGCCTCTTTAAAAGAGAAGATGAGGTTGATAAGCTCGTTGGGGAGGGCGTTCATTTTAGTTAGTTCGGTTTGCGTTTTCAGTTGTTGTTATTTTGTTATTTTATATCTTCTGTAAAAATACAAAAAAAGATTTCAATTTTAAGCGACGAACGACGAAGTCTAATATAATCTACACCTACTTTTAGAAAGTAAAATATAAAACAAGATTATAGAATGGTTGTCCTTTTCTTCTGGTTTATACAGCAGTTGTATTATCGCATCAAACTGATTTATTTTACAAAATTAAAATAATAATCCACTATATAATGAGCGACGAAGACAAAGCCTATTTAGAACATCAGACTCCAGCCGAGCTCTGTAAAAAACTGATTGCGTTGGTGCCCCTTGAGCCCCAAGACCGAGTGCTTGAACCTTTCAAAGGTGAGGGTGCCTTCTACGACAACTTTCCAGATAGTGTGGTTAAGGACTGGTGCGAAATCCGACAAGGACGGAATTATAAAGACCACACTGGGGATTACGATTGGGTCATTACAAATCCACCTTTCAGGGTAGTGGGCGAAGAGGGACAAAAGAAGGAAAATGCTATTTGGAAGTTCTTAAAATACTATTCTGACCGAGCAAAGAAGGGAATCGCCTTCTTAATGAACGACAACTGTTTTAGTTGTCTGACTCCGAACCGTCTCAAAGAATTAAACGATAAGGGCTGGTTTATACAATCTATTACTTGCTGTGCTGTAAAGAAGTGGCGAGGCCGATATTTTTGGGTTATCCTACAGCCAAAGCGATGCGACTTCTACAAACATCTAATCGGTAATTTTTAATCTAAGATAATAGTATAATGATTGATACTAATATCCTTAATGACCTTTTACAAAAATGTAATATTGAGGTTGCCCATCTGAACTCACTATTATTGAACAGCACCGACAAAGACAAGAACAAGATAATGATGAAGCATTTAGCAAGCGTAAATAAAATTATCCAAGCTCTTCAGTATTATAAACTACTTGATAAATTATAGTGTAGAATATTTTGGACTTCGTCCTTCGTCCAGACGTAAAATTGAACTCTTTTTTTGGATTTTTACAGAAGATATAAAATCAAAACAAGTTATTTAGACGCTATAAAATTGAACACCTTTAATTTGAATCTCCAGAATCCAAATTAAATCCAAAAGTTTGTAAAATTGAATTATTTTATTCCAAAAATCCAGAATCCAAAAACCGAAACAACAACTAAGATGAACACCAACACCAACAACAACGCTACCGAGACCGACCCCAGAATTGTAATGGGAGGCGTCAAGAACCTACTCGCCAAGAACACTCGGCAACGTGATAATGCGGAATCTCAACTCTACCACACCGAAGCCAAGCTCAGAAACAGCAAGGAGGCCCACATCTTCACCCTCGGTCGTCTCGCCAAATACGAAGACGGAATCGTTGAGGAGGCACTCCAGTTTGCTAAGGAAGCTGGAATGTTTATCTCTTGCGACAGCTCCAAGATTGGCGTGAAGACGGTTATCAAGCACTACAAGACGAAGGCTGGTAAGGTCTTCAAGGCTCACTTCACCATCTACGACAGCTATCTCGGCAAGTGTAGTGATAAGGAGTGGGGTGAGGAGCCCAAGAACTACAACGGCAACTTCCTCTACAAGACCTACTTTGCCGAGTTCGCCAAGTGGAAGCACCCTATTGAGCCCCAGACTTTCCAGAAGCTTGAAGACCTCTTTGAGTTTAACCCCAAGGTTGAGTGCTACCAGTGTGGCGACGACAAGTGCCCCCTCAACTCGGTTAAGCTCGGAGGCACTGACCGTCTTCTCTGCCTCCTTTGCGAAGAAGACATCAAGAAGCCAGCCCCAGCACCAGAGCCAGTGGTTGTCGTGGCCCCAGAGCCAGAGGTTGTCGCCCCAGCCAAGAAGGCCAGAGGTCGCCCCAAGAAGGTCGCTGACCCCAACGCCGAGCCCAAACCCAAGAAGCCCAGAGCCAAGAAGGTCGCCAACTTCCAAGAGGTTGAGTCCGATAGTATCGGCAAGTGCGGTGTCCGAGACAAAAAGCTCTACATTCCGTTGTGCCGAATGGGTGCTATTGGCGAGCAGGCAATGTTGTTGGCTCCTATCACCTCTCCTATCCACTATCACACTATCCCCAAGAAAATGGACTTGGACTTCTTTGAGGGTATCGCCAGACGCTTCCAGACCTACCCCCTTGCCGACTACGACTCTTGCTCTCTGATGAACAACATCATTAAGCCCAATCTTGATAAGATAATGGCTGACTGCGGTGTCTCCTCTCCCAAAATCAGAGCCAGAATTGACCAGGACACTTGGGTCTTCTTGAACAACTGGTTTGAGCAGAAGGACGCTGACGACGAGGACGACGAGGACGACGAGGAATACATTATCCCAAACAAACAGGCCTTCCTACTTGACGCCGACGTTGAGTATTAAGCGGACACCAGGTAAGTATATATCTTTTAAAAATCAGGTTGCTATTATTTATTACTTCTTCATTCTTCTTAATTAATTAATTAAAAAAAATAAAACGGGGGCCTTTTGCCCTTTTTTTATTTGTATAGACATTTCTCGTAATGACTGAGAATATCATCTATACTTAATCTCCCACCTCTCCTTACTAAACGATGGTAAGCTCCGCCTATTTCTTGGTCTTGGTCGGCTCTTCCCAACGAATCTACGCCGTGTTCTTTGAGCGGATTCTTTGTCGTGCTTTCTATCGTGGTGACGTTCTTCGTTTTTCTGGGCTGTAAGAAACTGACGGGGTCATACTGAGTGCGAATAGTATAAGTATTTTCGCTCGTCTTTTTCTTGGAATCGGGGATATTGTAAGCTGGATTTGCTTGGATTACCTCTTTGGTATTCTTTCCGACATCTCGGGCAATTTTTGACCCAAGAGAATGGCCTATCGTTGTTATATTCTTTGCTCCGTATTTGGCTTCTGCTTTGCGTTGGACGTCCTCTGCGTGTTTAAATCGCTTCGTGTTAGACAAGTCCATTCCGAGTGCGTATTTGAGGTCATTTCCAATATCGTGGATTCCTTGCGTGCCTCGGTGGGCAACAACTACTTGTCCAGTCTTGGGATTTCTATACACTTGGACTCGTTCGCCAGACAGGTCCTTATCCACTTCAAAATCAAGATAATTCTTCGGTTTTTTGCTTTCGTATGATTGATTCAATAATCCTTTTAAGTCGCCGATACTGATTTTTCCACCTTGTTTCATTATATATATTGTATATAATAAAAGCTGTTTATCTAAAGATACCTACGAGGGCCATACATTCCTTGGTCGCCCACTGTATAAGTCGGCTCGTAGTGCGAAGGTCTGTTTCCACCGCTCATTCCTCGTCCTATTACACTTCCTCCAGAGCCGTAAGCTTTTGCGAGGTCTGTTATCTTTCCGAGCCAAACGCTGAACGTCGGAACCCAAGACGTATTAAGCTGAGTAAGAATACCAGCTACTTGCCTTCTTGATACGGGTTCTCCTCTTGCGTCTTGAGCATTTGCGTTGATAGAAGCTTGTAATATACCAAAATTAGTATTTACGTCAGATAATAGTTTATCAATCTCACTAAATTGGTCTCCACTAAATTGGTCCAAATCGTTTTTGAGTTTTCTTGTTGTAAATTGGTCTAAATCAGCGGTCTGTCTAATAAGGGCCGACACTTGTCTGGAAAATAATTCGGCTATATCTCTTCTTCTGACTGCTGGGGGTTGTCCAGCTTGTCCGCCAGGAATCGTCACCACTAAATCTATAGTGCTATTTACTTCAAATAAAGACGCTTTTATATCAACGAGTCTTTTTGTAAAAGCTTCAAACAAATCAGTCGTATCTCCAGTTGAACCGCTTATCGGAGCTTCTTCTGACCCCTTTACATTTCGTTTCAAGTTCTTGTTCATCTTCGCCTTTGCTCTATTTAAATCATTCAATACTCCATCTGGGTCTCTCAACAACGGCATTTATATATTATATATATTTTTTATTTAATAGAGACCCTCCGCTTTTACAATCTTGGAGGCTTCAATCATCTTCACACCTCGCTCAGCCATCACCTTCTTCACTATCTCGGCTCGCTTGGCTCTTCCTCCTAAACCAGTTATCTTTCCGACAGCCTTGTCTGTAAGGGCTTTTATAATGGGCTTAGCAACGGGCTTGACCAGCTTTCCGATTTTATTAAAGTCCTTGACGAACTTATCAACGGAGTATTTACCCTTCTTACCACCAACGGGGCGGACCAACTCAATCTCATCAGAATCAGTGCCCATTCCAGTTATTTTTCCTACAGCCTTATCGGTTAAGGCCTTCAACAACGGCTTGGCCACTGGCTTCACCAGCTTTCCAATCTTGCCGAAATCTCTGACGAACTTATCAACTGAGTATTTACCGCCTTCCATTCTGTAAGGGGCAATCAATTCGTGAAGACGGTTAAGAGAATGCGACTTCTTCGCTCCTAAAGGTTTCAAGAAATCAACAACGTCCATCTTCTTCTTGGGGGCAGGGGCACCGCAACCGCACATCAGTTCGCCGAATCCGACCAACTTTCCAACCGCCTTATCGGTTAAGGCCTTCAACAACGGCTTAGCAACTGGCTTGACCAGCTTTCCAATCTTGCCGAAATCCTTTGCGAACTTATCAACGGAGTATTTGCCTCCAGACTTTCCGAGGCCAGTTATCTTTCCAACGGCCTTATCTGTAAGGGCTCTTATAATGGGCTTAGCAACGGGCTTGACCAGCTTTCCGATTTTATTAAAGTCCTTGACGAACTTATTAACGGAATATTTACCGCCAACAGCACCATCTATTCCAGCTAACTGGCCACCAGACGAAACCTCCATTCCAGCATTCAAATTAATCGGGGGATATCCAACTCCATTTCCAGAATGAACGTATTTTTGGTCGGCGTGGCTTCCACCACCAATCTTGGCTCCGTGGAAATTGCCGAGTTTTTCGCTAAACATCGTAGGAGCGTAAGCATCACCAGCTTTACGCCAGTGTTTTTCGTCCAGCTCTCTTAAAGTAGCCACTAACATCTTATTGTAAGGGACATCGTAGGTAATGTTTGCTTGAGGCATTTTATATATATTACGAATATAATAATATATCTAAAAAATTAGGATTTTCCTATATTGAACTTAATTTAATAGTGTTTTGAGAGACGACCACCAGAAGGGGCCATTCCACCAGAGGGGGCCATTCCACCAGAGCGGGCTCCTTGGCCACTCATCGCATTGTGGATTCTACGCATTCCTCTAACAGCAGTCAAGGCTCTGTTCATCATCTGACCGCCAACCATTCTCGCCACTTCGGAAGAAGTCATCGCAGACGCTTGGTCGCCAGATTTGGAAGCCAAGACCATCTCCTTGGTAAGGATACCAGTATAGACACTGGAAACACCAGACTGGGTGACGAAGATACCACTATTTACGCAAATAACAATAATCTCGGGGGTAATGGCGAAACCAAACTGGTTAATAACTCCGCACTGGAACTGGAAATTGTAGTTTCCAAGAGAACCACTGGAGATATAGTCAGGGAGAGATAAATCGTAAGCAGGGTTAATAACCAACAACGAACCAGTTGTAGCAACCTTGGTTCCACCACCAGTTCCAGCGTTAGCAACACTGGCTTGTCCGCTAAACTCTGGCCAAGACTGGGTTGAGCCGTTTCGGACAGACATTCTCCAGAGGTCATACTGAGACGCTGACGACAACAGACCAGACTGGTTATTCAAGTTGATACTGACGTTGGTCAAGGCCAAGAATGACGAAGTGTTATACCATCTCTGTTGAGACATCGGGATACGAACGTTGATAATGAACAAGTCGGGGATTTGATTAATCTGTAAATTGCTACTGGTTAAACTTCCAGGAGCAAGAGACGCAATCGTTGAAGTATTCGCACTTGACGTAAGGTATCTGGGAAAATCAGTGAAGGGGACGACCGATTTTGTGGAGATAAGGTCAGAAGGCTGGGTTGAGAGGAACTTGAAGAGGAGAGCAGGAGCCGAAGCCAACTGTTGGATTCCGATAGCACCAGCGACTGTGAAACCGTTGGGGTTCTGATTTGCTCCAGACAATCTGCCGAGCTGGATATTGGTAATGTAGTTATTAGCAGTGGAGAAGAGACGCTTACAAGTAGCATCAATATTCAGAGTCAAACTCATATTGTTAATGCCTAAAAAGCCTTGTTTGTTAAACTCGGGCTCTCCGAAGATGAAAGGCGACAAGATAAGGGGCTCTGTGACGATGGTAGAGACAACAATCTCCCAAGTATCGGTGAGGGCAAGAGAAATAGGAGAGTTATCAGCAAACACACCAGCGGAGAAACGACGGACCTCCACATTTACAGGGTAAGCACCTCTGGGGGTTTGGTCAATATCGTAAGAAGCGTTGGAATAACCCGCTAAAGGATTGTTGTTGGCTCCTACACCAGCGGAATAAGCTCCGTAGGCTTGGTCGGGAAGACTGGGCGTCATACTGTTGTATCTGTAAAGCTCTCTACTGTCGGTCATTCTCAAAAGGGAAGGCAATACATCTTGGGTATTCATTGTGACGGTTGTGTTGTTAATCTGGGCAGTAGCAGTGGTAAATAGAGAGTTGAGGGGGAATGCTTGGAGAGAATCGGTTAAACCGTAGTTAAACACTGAGGCTCCAACTGGGACTTGGGGATTGAGGGCTGGGGGTGCGGGGATAACTTGGGAACCAGCGTAGATGGTAAAGGTCAATCCAGTGGTAATCATCACCGCTCTATCAATTACGACGTTTTCGGAAGGAACTTGGACGTTAAAGATAAGGGCCGAGTTGGAAGCCGATGTGGAGGGGAATCTCTGGTAAGTTGTCTGGGAAGCTCCAGACATTACGGCAAAGTCAAGGTCGGAGGTAATGTCGCCGATGACGGAGTCTTTTACTAAAACAGTTCTGAAGTCACTCATTTTATATTATATAATTATAAAATAAAATTGGCTGGGCCCTTATTTTGCTATTCCCAAAGATGTCTTCTTGATAAAGGCAAACTTTACGGTGACGGAACTTCCACTATTCAGGGTAAATGGAATTAGTTGGCCAGTCTTGGTTCTATAAAAAATACTCAAGTCCAAATTATAAAGTGGGCGATTTCCGTAAAGCGTGACGTATCTATATTGGGCTTGGGGCAAATATACGAGGGCGGGTCGGTAGTTTCCAGTATCAGAAACCAAGTCCGTCACTATATTTGCCGTATCGGCGTTATTTCCTCCTAAAACTATCTGTTCGTTGTTGTTATAGACCACTGGGGTTGAAACGTTGTTGGGTTGGATAGGAAGTGTGTTAGATACGAAAACTAAAGCCAAAATCGGCGACCAGTTCTCTATTGTAGGATATTCTTGACTCATATAGAAGCCTTCCCAAGTCACCGCTGGAGATGTATTCGGGACCGTAAGGGTGGTTAAGTTAAGACCACCAGTGTTTGTAAGCTCCAATTGGTATTGTCGGCCACTGGTTATTCCTTGATATCCTAAATATCTGGCTACGAAGGAGTTGAACAGATTGAACAGGGGAGCGTTAAAGAACATTCTTATAGCGTTTGTTCCAGCAGGCTGATTTATAGTATAAGGAAGCTCAGCTGTTAGATTCGCTGTATTGCTCGTAGAATCCCAGACAAAAAATGGAGAGTAAGTCGCAGGATTTACTACACCAGCCGTAGCGAGTTGGGCAGAAAGGGAAGGATTTGGATTACCGTAGGGGACTTGACCACCAGAACCGAATGCCCTCTGGAAAGCCACCCAGACTAAGTAGCACCAGAAATTGTAAGAGTAGCAATTATAGTATCCTCCATCATTTACTTGAATACCGTTCGCTCCAAGAGTCGTCTGGGGTGGAACTCCGATGTCTTGGGGAACCCACTGGATAAAACTCTGGGCTACGTATGTTATACCAGTTGCGGGGTTTGTATAGTCTAAAGTCACCGAGTAGATAGTAAGGTTCGCATCTATTGGATTGGGTGCTTGTTGCGATGCGGGTTGGATACTCGGGATAAATAGAGGTAAAGACCCAGTCTCTACGGTAAATCTCAGAATACTGAGGTAATAATCTTCTGGGACACTTACAAAGGGTAGGGTTCGCTGTTCATTATAGTAAAACGGCTGTGGTCTCTGAGTTGTAGATTGGAAGTTGGTCACCGTTAGGTCAAAATATATCTGGTCTGGATTTACATCATTTCGTTGGATATTGAACTGCGACATCTTATATTATATTCGTAGATTTTTTAATACGTTGCTTTGATATAATATCCCAGTGTATAATTACTCGGCACTACGGACGTAAGTGGGACCGACTGAAACAAGCCAGCTCCTACGTAAGACGCTACAGCACTGGTTATATTTACAGACACCGAGCCAGCGGGGTGGTTTGTCTCGTTTCTCCTTAAAAAAGTCTCTACTGGCGAACCTCCAGACTGGCCGTGGAGACCGTCGTTATTTGTTATTAAACCCCCAGATGCTATACTTGTGCTAAAGTTATACCCAGCTCCAGTATTCGGAGTAAAATCGGGCATATTATCTTCTACGAGTTGAAATGTGACGGTGTCTCCTCCTCCACTTGCGGGGAATGACGACGCACTATTTGCGATTGTTCCTTGTATAAAACTACCTACAAGATTGGGAGTATTAAATTGAGTTGCGTTCTGTCCATATCCGACTCCACTTAATACTCTAAATAACTCGGGATAGTCTGATTGTAAGTAAGCAGTGCCGTCGCAAAGTAAATACCCAGCGGGCTTTACGAGACCAGCGAACGGTATTATTACTCCTACGGGCAGTGGGTATTGTTGTTTAAATCCAGAAACTGTTGCTGAAGCCATTTATACTATATACCACTATTAAAAAGGGACGTAATCTGATTTTATAATATACGTAATCTGGAGTGTTTGAACGTCAAAACCACCAAGGGGGTCGCTCTGGAGAGCTACTGGTTCTACTACTCCAGTGCCGTTGCTATAATTAAACGTCGGCGGGTCTGGAGTCGCAAAATTGACTGTTTGAGTGACGTCCCATTCCGACATCGGATAAGAATCTGGGAAAGCACCACCACTCTGTGTGGGATTGGTATTGGAAGCCGAACTGCCTTCTGGGTAGCCTCCATTTACATTACAAGAAAACGTTATAGCTGGTATTGCTGGTAAATTGGCCGTGGTCAGAGTAAAGTCTTGAAAACTGGAAGTTCCAGACTGAGCGGTCACCGTTCCAGCTACAGCCGAGCTCTTTAAATAACGGTTATTAAAGTTCGGAAGACTAAATGTTGTCCCAGAAACCGAACCGTATGTTGTTCCTAAAACTCTAAACAATTCTGGATAGGCGGTTCTAACCAGCGACGCTCCATTACAGAGCAAATATCCTTTGGGAAATAGTGCGGGACTTGCCGAGCCAGCATACGGAAACACTGTTCCCACTGGTATTGGTATTCCTTGATATCCATTTACTGATGATGCCGACATTTATACTATAATACTATATTTAATTAAAACCCACTGGCGGATATTTAAAAATAAACCCACTAAGTGCTGGAACGTTGTTATAAATAGTAGTAGGGTTCGGGACAAACTTTGTATCTATAGTTGGTTGGGCCACTATTCCATCACTCGTTGAAACTGGAGCTGGAACGTAGTCTGGAGCCTCTGAAATGTTATACCAAGCTTTAATTATCGGCACCATCGTTAGTGCGGTCAGTTCTACCACTGAACCAGCGTCGGGCACTGGTGTTATAGTGGTCTGGGCTGGAGGGACGTATCCGAGATAGTTTCCAGATGATACGCTTCCAGAATAAGTTGAAAGGTCCGAACTATTCGCTTTTACGGTCTGATTCGTAGCCAAAACAACAAATTGGACGCTTGAAGTGCTATTACTGAACCAAACACCGTTGTTTATATTGGCCGAAATGTTAGGCCAGCCTTGGTAAGCAAAATTGGCTTGAGTCAGCGACGGAATTGACGTAGTATTCAATAAAAAAGGCGAAGCAGTGACTCCCGCTGGAGTTGGGACGCCACTGCTGACGGCTCCGCCACTTATATAGGGGTGTGTTATCAAATCGGGGAGTGAAAATGTTGTTGCTGAAAGTGAGCCGTAGGTCGTTCCTATAACGCTAAATAAATCCGTATATACATCTCTATCAAGACTGCTTCCGTCGCAGGTCAGGAATGTATTGGGCACTTCTACGTTTGATGCTGAAAATAGAACTGAGCCGACAGGCAAGTAAGGGTAAGAGTCTCTGTTCGCCATATTATAATATATAGGGTGTTTTTATTTTTTACGTTTCTGGATATTCATTAGTTTTGTTAGGCAAGGGCCACACATTACGATAGGTTCGCCTACTGTAATTATATCATTTATTTGGATAAGGCGATTGGTCTTGGTCTTCTTCTTACAGTCCCAGCAAGCGAGGGAGTTGATGTATTCTTGAGTGAAAACTGGTTGTTGGTTGTTGGCGTTCATCTTATAAGCTATAATATTGTTTTTGTATTTATCTCCTTAGCCAAGGAATTATTCAATTTTATAAACTTTTAGCCTCCTCCGACGCCTTCAAACACTTTTTAGACTTGCGATGGCGGGCGAGGTTTGTCCTTGCTACTTTTGCTTTACAGCAAGGGCATTCCACTTCTTCGTTGGCGTTGATTTGATGTTGGACTTTTTGTTCTCTTTCCAGTTCGTCCTTTCTCTGAATGTAGTAGGCCTTAACCTCTTTGTATTCTGCGGACAGTCTGGTATAATAAGCATCAAATATAGCCTTGTTGGTTTCCTTGTAGCTTCTGTATGCGTCGGCCCACTTTGCGGATACGTGGTCTTGGCTTGTTCGGCTATTCAGTTCGGCTCGTAAAACTACTTTCGGTGTAATGAAGCAGTCTTCCTCCTCCGACCATTCGGTTTTATAGTAGATGTGCTGGGTGTATTTTACCTTCTCAGCGTAGTCCAGTTTTCGGACTCTCGTCCATTCGTTCTTGGTCTTTTCCAGCATCTTTTGGAGTTGGAGCTGGCCTACCTCTTTGTAGCCAGAATAGAATAGTCCCCATTCAGTTGCGTCGTAATTAAGCATTTTCTTATTGTTTTTGTAATCAGCAGTTCTGTCGGATTGGAGTTCAATTTTTTGGGGTTCTTCGTTCGTCATCTTTGTATATTTAGATTTTTGTATTTAAGTAGTTTGTATTTAGATATTTGTATTTAGGTGTTATTCTGTTTTGTCCATTCAGGGATAAGACAGAATTATCTTTCAATTTTATAAGTTTTTAGGTTTGTTCTCTTCATCAAACTCGTCCCTACAACATTCGCAGTAATTATCACCGTCTCGCTCCCAGTATTCTTCGTCTTCCTTGTCTCTTAGGATTTCCTCATTACAAGCAAAGCATCTCACGTATTCGTAGTCGTAGCATTCGTAGCAGAAATGGTCTCCGTTAGCATCATTTAAGATGTCGGTCTCTCTAAACATTTCATTACACCCACAGCACTCCACTTTGGGTTTCCTTGGCCTCTCCCAATTTACAAGTTCGGCAGTGTCGGCGGGATTCTTGGGCTTGAAGCCGTATTTCGTATAGAAGTGCTTACATCTCTCATCTTTGGAGGGGATTTGTATGAGAATGTGCGGTCTGTTTGCGTCGGCCCACTGGACAAAATCGTCCATCAGTATTTTGCCGTATCCCTTGCTTCGGTAGGGTTCGTCTATAAGCAAGAACTCCAAACAACACTTGCCGTTATTCTCTTTCGGACAAGTCCAGAATGCGAACCCTACCAGCTTAGTTCCGATTGTTAGTAGTCGTAGCTGGAAGTCGTAGGCGTCGTAGCTGTGGAAATTGGACTGTTGTCGTAGTTGTCTCAGGATAGGTTCGGGGATTCGGCTGGTTATATCTGGCGAGAAGTCTCTAAACAGGAAGTTATATAGTTGTTCTGGATAGAAGTTGTGCTTCCTCGCTAATAGATAGGCGGACAGAGTGTGTTTCTTATTAGTTATATCGCCGATTGTTAAGTTAGTAGTATTCATCTTAATATTGTTATTTGTTTTGCCCTCAGAAGTTGGTTTGGAAAAGCCATCAATTTTTTGAGGGGTATTAGTAGTAGTGGTTAAGGGATTGGTATTTGAGTTCATCTTAATATTGTTATTTGTTTTGCCCTCTGAGGACTCTCTGGAAAAGCCATCAATTTTTTGAGGGGTCTCAGTAGTAGTGGTTAAGGGTTCGTCTTCACTCTCATCATCACTCTCAATCAAAGAACAATCGCAACATTCTCCAGTAGGTCCATTTATTAAATCTTTTTGTCCGCAACCGTAGCATATCTTCAGACCATCTGTATCCAATTCGTAGCGTATCAACCCGTCTTTATAAAAGTCTGGAGACTTGGTTAAGGATTCAAACCATTCTTCTCCTCCTTTATCATTCATCAGTTCTCGGGTTATAACCTTGATATAATCGGCCTTGGTAAAGCTATTGCGTTCCTTCTTCGTCATCTTATAAGAAGAGTTCCAGTCGCTCAGGATAATATAAAGTTCTGTCTTAGTGTATTTTTTAAGATTAGTGTTCATCTTGGTGTATCTATTAAGTATAGTGTTCATTCTGTTGTTCAATTTTATACGTGGATTTATTAGACTCTTTTGAGGTTCAATTATTTTTTATTTAGTATGTAATCTGGCTCCACTACTAATTCTAAATCAATTTTTTTTGTTTATTATAAAAAAATAAAAAAGCGAGCATCTTATTCTTTAAAAAAACTAAGATTACAGTAGGGGCCGTTTCCTTCCCATTCATCAATGTTTTTACAGTATTCTATTAATAGTTTGGCCTCTTTGATTTTGTCCAATATCTTCCGTCTGTTCTCCGAATGATATTCGCTTTTGAAGTGGTCCTCCTTAATAAAATTACGCCCACTGAACTCCTCCTTACACCATTTACAATGGAATCGTTTTGCTTGTCTATCAAGCATCTTGGCGTTTTGTTCTTCGGCCCATTTCAGACGGCGTTCTTCTCGTTCTTCGTTGCTAAGCTTCTTCGGCATTCTTATATATATATATACTATCTTTTTATATTATTTTTTTAATACATTTGTTTTAAAATAATAAAGGGAAAAGAAGACAGTATAGACACTTAGAGGCTTCTAATTCTCCATATAAAAAAACAACTCTGGTCTCTGATAAAGAGTAAAAATATTTAAAACGTTTTAAAAAAGTGTCTAAGTGTCTATACTATCTTCCCACTCTCTAAAATCTCTCTCAAGTGTCTATACTATCTACCCACTCTCTATTTTCTGTAAAACAGAGAGAATAGAATAGCGAGAGGGGCGAGCTTAATAGGGGGCCCAAAAACAACACTGGTTAGAATACACTTTTCGGATTGTTATATCTGGAATTGCTATTATAATTTACTTTCTAAAAATAGGTCCAGAATATATTAGACTTCTTCATTCGTCCAGACGTAAAATTGAACTCTTTTTTTACATTTTTACAGAAGATATAAAATCAAAACAAGTTATTCAAAAGCGTATAAAATTGAACACCTAAAATCGGAATCTCCAGAATCCAAAAATTAGCAACATTTTAATTATTTTGTATTAAACAAAAAAAATTGAAATATTTTAAACCAAAACTTCTAAACGTATAAAACTAAAACAACAACTCGTAAAATGAACACCAACACCAAAACTAACTCTGTCGCCGACGTCTTTGCCCTCGCTGAGAGACTGGCCCAAAAAATTGAAAACTTTTCCAAACCAACTTCTGAGAGCAAAACAAAACCAAATACTAATAACAACAAAATGGACTACTTCGGAAGAACCAACACCAGAGAACAGATGGACGAGGAATACGCCATCTTCGCCAGACAGAGACAACCCACCGATGTATGCTGGACTTGGAGAGAGAGGCAGAACGGCATCGGAATAATGAACTACCAAGAATGTGGCCACCAAGTCGCTGAGTGGAACAAGAAGGGCGATTGTATAGTCCAAGACGAAAACAACAACGAGGTCAAAACTCCTGACGGCAAAACTTGGTATGTCCTTGTCCTCCAAGTAATAGACAAGGCGACTGGCGAGTTTGACGAAGAGGCCAACCCGATGGGCTCAATGAGCCTCCTACTCTTCGGTATAATGTGTAGCGGATACACCTACTGCTTTGAAACCGCTGAGTTGAGAGACGCCGTAGCAAAGGCTGTCCAGACCAAGACGCCATTACCTGAAGAGCCGAACCCTACTCCCAGACAGCCCAATCCCGCCTTCGTCCCTGTCTGCTGTCTTTGCGGTAAGTTCTGCGAATGTTCTTACGGCAACAACCCATTCCCTCTGCCTGTAGAGGAAGGCTCCTCTGGAAGATGCTGTGATAAGTGTAATCGTTCTGCCGTCATTCCCGCAAGACTGAAGATGGACACCGAGCACGTAAAGAGATTCGCTAAGAAAGCTGGAATCCCCATCGCCAAGGAAGAGACTCCCGAAGAGAAGGCTCTCCGCCTTCAAGCCGAGGCAGATGTCTTGAAGATGAAGCCCGTGAAGAAGGAGAAAGAGCTCAGCCCCAAGGAACTCCGAAAACAAGAGGAGAAACGACAGATTGCCGAAGCCAACGCCTACCTGAAAGCCGAGAAGAAGCGTAAGGAAGACTACCTCAAATCCATCGGACAATTCAAGACTCCCGAGCAAATCAAGAAGGAGCGAGAGACCCGATTCAAAGCCCAGTGTAATGCGATGAAGGGCTCTGGCTCCAGAAAATAAAAAAAAACTGTATAACCCTGTATATTTCGTATATTTTGTATATAATTAACTTTAATTAAATAAAAAATTAAGGGGAGGATTCAACCTCCCTTTTTTTTATTGCGAGTCCGCTGTCCTCCAAATCCTCTACCTCCAACTCAACCTCCTTCGGTCCGTCTATCAATTCTCGTAGGGTCTTAATAACCCGTTCCCAGTAAAAAACCATATTCTTATAGAGCCAGAACTCGTATAGCTTGGCTTCGTCCTTCCATTCTTCGTCGGTCCAAGTATCCTTGGCTATTTGTTGTTTCTCTTCGTAATTAGCAATCTCCTCTTTCGCAATCTCAATCTGCTCTTCAAGAGGAGGCTCGCCTCCGTATCCGTTTAATACCCAGTAGTGTTCGCCGATAGTGGTTCCGCTCATTATAAACTACCGTTAGATTATTATTCTTCGGAAATCGCTAAATGGATATTAAACAGAACCAGACATTTTTTGAGCTCCAGTAATGAGTAGCTTTCGTAGTCTGGCGTCTCGGTTCTGCCTATATCAGCGTAGTATTTTTTAATAAAGGCGATACAATCCTCTCGCTTGAGCTTCTCAAATATCTTTTTTTGCTGGTCGTTCATTTAAATATTATTGCTAAATAAATCTATCCCTTTTTACGCAATGCCCGCTGAAGATTAATAATATTCGTAGTGAGATTTTGACTGTCTCCCCAAAGAATGTAATAAGCAAACAGAGCTGGACTGGGAATGAGGTTCTCAATTCGGTATTTCTCGGTCTTGTTGCCGAGATGACGCTTCCTATAATTGTCCCGTTTTGCGACGTCCGCTCCATCTACAAAGGTGGTTGCGACTGGACTGCCGAAATCTACTTTTTTAATTTTATCACCGTCCTCAAATACGACTCTGAACCGTTTATTAGATTTAGGACTAACAACAACTTCAATAATATTTACTCCACTCCACGACATCTGGTATTATAATATCACTGTATATTAATAAAATGACGAAAGAACCGCAGATGATAAACGACGCTGTTGATGACTTGATAGAATTGTTCGCAGTGAAAGGCAAATATAAACTGATAGGGTCTAATTCGCTCCGCTCCATTCTATACGGAAGCGACTACGATATAGAAACCGAACTCCTACAATCTCCCGCTTTAATTAAAAAACATTTCCAAGAGGCTTACCAAGATGCTGAGAAAGACCCCAACGTATATATAACGGACTTCAAATGTGGTTGGGATAGTCGTCTTGCTTACGAGGGCGACTACTCGGCAAAGTCGCTCAAAAAGTATTTGAAGAATCCGCTAATACCAAGAGGGCGAAAGATAGCGATTAATAAAGCGAAAACGCCCGAGGAAAAAGAGGATTTGGTCCGAGACCTATTTATCCTGCGTTGGAAACCCAAGGATATTCAAGCTGGGAAAATTAAACTGGTAGATGGGACTTACAAGGCGTTTGAAGATTGCGTATTGGACCCGACCACCCTCAAAATAGACCTTATAAAGAGAGTCGGCGACCAATTCTGCGAAATCAGCGAGAACTACTACGTAAAGACGAAGAGCGGTAAGAGCAATTACCCCGAGAATCCGAGCAAGAAACTGATAGAGAAGGGGCTGGAAGACGATATACGTTATTACAAGAATACGAACGCTTTTAAAGCACTGAAACGGTTATTTTCGCTCTACTTGTTAGAGGATAAGAAATCGTCGGTGATTGATAAGATGATAGATTTTTTTAATGGGCAAGTGGGGTATTTGAACAAAATAAGAGCCGAACTGGAGATTTTAGAGAAGGTTTTGACGCAAGACTACCGAACTCCGAAGTGGCCAGAGATACAAGCCAACCTACAGTTTATTAAGGAGCAACTCAGCACGGTGTTTGAGATACCATTTAGCGACAAAATATTCGGCGAGATAGATAAAATAACGGAAAAATCTGCTTTGTCCAGTATTATTACCTTGATAGAATACTTTGCGAAAAAAATCAACGCTTATTCAAAAGATTTTCTCGCCAACTATATATAAGATGAACTTTGAAGGAGAAGGACAAACATTAGCTCTCTTGGAGAATACTGAAGAAAAAGACAAAAAAAAATGGAAGATGCTCAGTATAACGGACCGCCCAACGGCAACTTGTAGTGCTTTTAATGAAATCAAACTGAAAGATAAACCCAATCTGAAGTTCCAGCCGATTCCCGACAAGAATATAGAACGCTCTATTAGATACGTCACGGGTGCTTCTGGGTCTGGTAAGAGTTATTGGACAAGAGGATACGCCGAGGAATACCACCGACTCTATCCCAAGAGGGAGATTTATATGATTTCGTCTCTGAGAGACGACCCATCAATAGATAAGCTCAAATACATCAAACGTCTCAAAATCCACGAGCCCCAATTCTTTAATGACGACATTCAAGCGAAGGATTTTAAGGATTCGCTGGTTATTTTTGATGATACAGACTGCTTACAAAACAAGAATCTGAAACGCAAGATAGACGGCATCTTGAACGCCATCTTGGAAACGGGTCGCCACTTTAATACCGAAGTGGTCTATACCAGTCATTTGGCTTGTAATGGTCTGGACACCAGACGTATTTTAAACGAATGTAAATCCGTCACCATCTTCCCCAACGGTCTTGGAGGCAAAGCGATGAAATACTTATTGGATAATTATTTTGGTTTGGACCGAGACCAAATCAAAAAAATCAAGAAGCTGAACTCACGTTGGGTGACCATCTCCAAAGGGTGTAAAATGTCCGTAATGAGCGAGAAGGAATGTTTCGTTCTCAATCTACACGACGACAGTGATGACGAAGAAGAGAAGCCCAAGAAATAAAACTCCGCTAACAATACAGAGCCGTATCCATCTCCCAGACATCAAAAATAGTGCTCTCACCATATTTGATAGTAAAATCACCAGTGGATAATAACCGAGCCACCTCATTACGAATACTGTCTGGTCCAAAAGAGGTGTCGCCAATCCAGTAGCGACCGCATACCTCGCCCTTAACCACTACGTCTGGTCTTCGTAAATTACCGACAAACGCTAAAACAATCAAAGTGTAGAAAACAGTTTCCATTATATATATATTAGCTCAATATATATCTAAATCAGTTATCTAAATTATTCTTTAGATTCGTCGTCGGCGACAAGGGCTTGAGGCTTGGCCTTATATACGAAATCGTCCTCTAAAAGGTAGAGCGACTTCAGACCACCAATTAACTTTTCGTAGTTCCAACGCATCTGGATACACCCTTTAACGCCCTTCTTTTCGCCGAGTTCAATACCGTCGTTCTCGCCGTTGAGAAGATGACCGAAAGTAGTAAGCGTCGTAATCTCGCCAGCACCCTTTTGTTTGGTCTCGCTGGCCCAGTGGCGGAATTGGGCGTATAATTCTCCGATATTCTGGTTCGGAAGCTGGCCGTTTTGTAGGCAACTAACAATCCATTTCAAGTAGAGAGGGGCGTTCAGCTGTCGGACCTCCCTATAAGCACTGGTAATAGGAATATTCTTAGACCACTGGATAGAAGAATTATAAGTCTTTACGGTTCGGAGGTGCTGATAGAAAGCCCATTTAACGTCGGCTCGGCTTAGATGCTTAACCAACTTCTCAAAATAGGCTACGTTGCCTCGCTTTTCGGTATTTGTATCAAAAACGCCCCATCTTCGGTCCCCCATCTTAATAGGCAAGGGATTGTTATTATTGGTAGTAAAGATATAGTTGGAATGGTCCGCAACGTCATACTGGGCAACCATTTTTTTATTTACGTTGAGCTTCTTACCAGTGATTTTAGCTTTTAATTTATCTTGGGACTTAAAGTTGGAATCGCCACCAGCTTCCTCAACGAAGACAAGGAGTTTGCCTTCAAACTGGGAATTAAAATCGCCGTATAAGATGTCGTTGTCGCCTACAACGATAGTATAATCCTCGCCCAGAATCTCGTTGCCGAACCATTCAAACATCAAGTTTTTACCAGTTCCACCGCCTTCGCTCAGAAGACCGCAAACGTCTCGGATAAGAAGAGCCAAATCGCTCTTGATGTGGGGAAACTGGATAATCTTCGCACACCATTTGATAATAAAATCTCCGCAACCAGATGTAAGGAGGTTGAGATGGAAGACCAGAGGAGCGATAAGCTCGTCTATCTGCTCCTTCGTTAGAGGGATTTCTGGACGGTATTTCTCGGCGTTGAACCCTCGGAATAAGTTGTAAGTCTTTGGAGGACAGAGGGACGCCTCTGGATAGAATCCGACGTTTTCGTAGAATAGACGATTGGGGTCTTCAACCCATCGGTCCAAAAACCGAACGTCAATCAGCTTTTCTTTATCAAAGCACCATTCTTGGAACTTGAGAGGGGCGAACTTGATTTTGGCTTTACAAGTATCCAGATATTCAAGCTTGCCGTTGGAAAGAAGCGACACGACTTGATGGGACAGCAAAAAAGAGTGTTTTTCAAACTCGTTTTTGAGAATCTGGTAGGCGTCCTTCTCGGCTCCAGTAGGTTTCCAATCAAACGCTATATCTTTTGTTTCCAGCTTGACGTTGTATCCAGTCAGTTTAAAAATCTGCTCGGCTCCCTCCTTCAACAACTCAGACGGAAAGACGGTCTCGCCTTCTAATTTCTTAACGTATCCTCCGTCGTGGATAAATACAGATAAATATCTGCCCTTAAAAGATAGGAATGAGTCCCAAATCATTAACATTTTTCTTTCTTCTGTCTGGAATAATAGAGACATTAGCGAAGCTTTTGGGTTCGGCTTTGACTTCAGTGCTTTTCTTTCTTTTCCAGTTTTTAAAGTCCAAAGGGTTTTATTCTCCTCCCAAATGGTAAGAGCAAGGGTCTCCACTTCCTTTCTCAGTTTGGTCAGAAACTCAAATCCTTCCGTTGTAATTTCGCCTTCTACCTCATTGTAAGACTGGGAATACAATCGGACGTCGCCGAGATACAATACCTTAATAAACTCGGTCTTGGCTTTCTTACGGTTAGAGGAGACCAGAGCCAGCTTGGCTTCTCGGTCGGTTATATATTCTTGGATACAGTCGCACTTCAGTTCTCGGTCCTTGGCCCATTTCAGAGCGATAATGTAGTGGGCATTCGCAATATCGGTGTCCCAATACCATTTCCGAGCGAGCGGATTTCGTATATCAAATCGGAAAGATTGTAGGCCAATTCCGTCCCTTGGGAATAATCTACCCAGCTTCAAGTCCTCGCAACCAATACCAAAAACGTATTCGGTATTTACTTGAGAGCCACTACATCGGTGCTTGTTATAATTGGATAGATGTAGTCGGTCTTGCTTACAAAAATCAGTGCTGGTCAGTAGTAATTTTGCGTTGTCCTCATCAAACCATTCTTTCTTAATAGGTAAGCTGTCGGATTCTCCGTTGTAAATAAACTCTTCTAAAGGGGTCGCCATTATAATATACCTATATAATAATTTCTAAATAGTTTAACGCAATTAGTATTTATTTTTCCTAAATACTAATAATTCAAAGACTTTTCAAAACCTCCTTAATAAGTTCGGTGTCGTATTTCTTGAGAGTTCGTTTGAGTCTGGCCTTGGCTTGTTCGTCGGCCGAAGGCGGAGTGTCTTTCTTATAGGTTCTCATATACTCTCGTTGGTAGTCTCGCTTCTTCTGCTTCTGCTCTTCTTCCTTCTGGGCGACCAGTTTGATTTTGACGGCTTCCATTACCTCTGGGGTTATAATGACCTCAACTGGGGTTGGGGCGACTACAACTGGGGCTGGTAAGGTATTTCTTTGTAATAAGAGTTGGGCTTCTTCGTATCTACTAAGCATTATAAACTATACAGTGATTTTATTTCTAAATAGGTTATAAAATAAGTGTTATTTATTTCTAAAAGGACGAATGAAGAACTCTAATATTATCACCACCTATTTTTAGAAAGTAAAATATAAACCAAAATTATAGAATGATAAACCAAATTGTTGTCTTTGGCGAACGTTGTTCTGGGACGACCTATTTGGAGAAGTTGCTACATTCTAATTTTGGAATGGAAGTATCAATCCAATTTGGCTTAAAACACCTCTGGAGAATGACGGACTTTTCGGATTCGGATACGACTCTGTTTATCGGAATAGAGAGAGAGCTGGTAAGCTGGCTGGATAGTTTTGCTAAAACACCGCACCAAGTAGTCCCATACACTCCGCTGGACTACAACCTTCTGTTTTTCGGAAGAATACAGTCGTATCTGGGAGATGAGAAGGTAGAGGACTTTGCTAATATAATGGAGTGCCGACAACAGAAGTCCCAGTTTATAACCTTCTTGTTGCCGAGACTGGTAAAGAACTATTACTTCATCAAATACGAGGACTTGAAGGCCGACCCAATACGGTTCTTAACCAATATAACAGAGCAGTTCAGTCTTATACCTATCAAACCGTTCGCAGACTGGATATATTATAAACAAGAAAGAGTGCTCTTTGAAAAGAAACCCATTATAATACCTCCAGAGGTGATGGACAAACTTAAAACAACCTATCCAAACAGTTTCTAAAAATAGGTGTAGAATAGATTAGACTTCTTCATTCGTCAGATTAAATATAGTAATAATATAAATGCCCCGTCAGATACTACCGAATCAGAATAAGAAGAGCGAACGAAATGAGAATGATAAATACCTCACTCCGTATAGTGTAATACAGCAACTGCTGGACTTAACCGCAATACCGAAGGACGCAACTATTCTGGAGCCCTGTAGCTCGGAAGAACGGACAATCGCAACGACTTTAGAGAAGAATGGATACACCAATATATCGGAGAATATCTACGACGAAACGGCGACAACCGATTTTCTGGTAAGAACTGACCTTACTTCGGAGTATATTATAACCAATACGCCTTACGGCGACCGCCAGACCACCGCCTTCATTCTTAAAATGAAGCAAGTGGCTACAAAGGGCATCTACGCCCTCTATCCATTCTCTATTCTGATGGGCAGTAAGAGATTAGAAAAAATCTGGAAAGACACGTCTTTTGCTTTAAAAGAAGTGTTTATATTTGCGAGACCGCCATTTCTAACGGATAAAGTAAGACCCGATGGTAAATATCGGACTGGAATGACCTTCTACGCTTGGTTTTACTGGGAAAAAGGATTCGTAGGCGACCCAACGCTTAAATGGATAGATAATAAACGGTTTTTCTTGACTCTTGAAGAGCACACTAAGAGCGAATCTCTTAACCGCTAATTATAAAAACCATCAAAAAATTGATGGCCTCCTTGATACCCCCCAAAAAATTGATGAGGTTCTGAGAGTGTCCTCCAAGGGCAAAACAAATAACAATATTAAGATGAACTCAAATACCAATCCCTTAACCACTAATACTAATACCCCCCAAAAAATTGATGAGGTTCTGAGAGTGTCCTCCAAGGGCAAAACAATTATAAATACTAATAAAATGAACGCTCAACTTAACAAATCCAAACCAGTATATTTCCCAACGGAACTCTGGAACGAAATCAAGTCTTATATCCCAGCACCAGAGTCTCCATTTGTCCGTTGTTTGGACGTATTAAAGGAATGGAGAAAGAAAGTGCTTCCCCACTTTCCCAAAAAAGTAGTAGCCCAACGACTACGAGAATGGAGCAGTGAAGATACCCCAAAGTTCAACGAGATGACCGACCCCAAAGAGAACCGTTATAAGAGGACAACAAGGGAAGACCTCTGCTACAAGCTTAGTTGTATAATGCGAGATAGAATAAGTGATGCCCTTGGCGAAGTGGTTTTGGAAGGAGGACTCTACAACTACGAGGGAGTATTGATTTCCTCTACTGGTGAGGACTACGTTGGCTGGAACCCCAGAACAAATATAGACCCAGCAATTATAATTGCTTATAGGGAGACCTATAAGCAAATGAAGAATGATATTAAACTATATCGGCAATTAAATCTCTAATACGCTTGGCTTCCTTTGAGAAGTGGATAAACCCAAGTTTGTCTTTGGGGTCTTTGGGACCCGATTCGGCGAGATGCTGACCGAGATGCCGAGCAATATTCTGGTAGTTCCGCATTTCCTTTCTAAGATGGCTGGCCATCGGAGGAGTCCAGTGTCCGCCAGTCGCTCGGCCTTTTCCAAACAAACGGTCTGCCTCTCTGTTTATAAGTTCTTCGGTTCTGGCGTCCTCTCTTCCCATCATTTCTCGCTCGGTGGGTTTTGCTCTCTCGTATGGACCACTCTCCTCAATGATTTCGTCGCCTTCAAAAAAGTCGTCATCATCAACCAGTTCGTCGTCATCAATAAATAGGTTGTCGGCCTCTCTTTGGGCAAGCTCTTCTCGTCTTCGGTCTTCTCTTCCCATCAATTCTTGCTCGGTGGGTTTTGCTCTCTCAAACGGACCGCTCTCTTCAATAATTTCGTCGTCTTCAAACATACCGCCTCTGGGAGGAATGACCTTCATTAATGCTGGAGCAATAACTTTCTCGCCCAAATCAAAACCAGCTGTAAAAGGGTTGATGCCGACCTTCTTCTCAAAAGGCTTGCCCAACGTGGTTCCTACTTTGGTAATAAAATCCAAGAATCCCTTTTTCTTACCGCCTACTAAACCTTTGCCTTTTGGTAGCCCGTGAGCATTTCCATCAGTGGTGTGAGGACTTCGTATATAAGCCTGTTGCTCGGCTGGAATATGATGAACGGCGATTAAATGTCGCTGTAATCCTTTATATTTAAACATTTTACCGCAGATAGGACAAACAACTTCAGTATCGGGTTTGGCTCCTTCGTAAATATGAGGAATATAAGCTATTTTAGGCTCATCTTGTAAATCATCTATTAATTTATTAACTTCTTCTTGAGAAAGTTCTCCAGCACCACCCGTTAGTCCAGAGCCAGTTTTTTTTTTACTGGGCTTTGGAGCCTTCAGTTTTCTTGGCTTCGCAATCGTAATATTGGGGCTTATTTTGGTGCTAACAGTAGGCTCGGCAATTTCCATCATCTCAAGCCTGATTGGCTCTATACCTTCTCCCTCGGCGACGATTGCTTTGTTCAGAGCCATTTGTTGGGGGTTCATCAGAGTTTTACCCGAGGAACTCAGACCCTCGGCCTTTCGCTTGTCTCGTAGAGCCTTCATTAAGTCTCGCTTCTGTTGGGCTTTTCTGGCTGGGCTCATTTGTTCTTTTACTTGGGCGACCTTCTCGGCTGAGATAGGAGGCGGACCACTCGGAGGAGCCATCGGCTTCTTAAACTGCTGGGCCAACACTTCAAATGCGTCCATCTCTTTTTCGTTCATACCACCACTATTAAAAACAACGGACAGCTCTTTTACTCTGGGACGAGCACTTGGGCCCTGTTTGGCTAAACGTTTAATCTCAGCAAGATAACGGACTGGGGCATCTTTGTCTTCGGCACCCATCGCCTCGGCTTCTTTGGCCTCACCTTTGGACGCTTTCTTCTCTTGGTCCCGACGCTTCTTGGCTTCCATTGTCTTCTGACTCTTGGCTCTCTTGGCCTCGGCTTCGGTTTCGTATTTCTTGGGACGGCCCTTCTTTTTGGGAGGAGGCGGTCCTTCGTCGCCACCGTCGCCACCGTCGTCGCCGTAATCTGGTTCTGGCGGAGCTGGGGCATCTTTGTCCTCGGCACCCATCAGTTCTCGTTCTTTCTTCTGCGAAAGCTTTTTACGGTGGCCGTATTTGGCTCGGTAGGCTTGGCTACATTCTGGCTTGGATAAAGCACACCCGTAAGTAGTATCATTATCGGAAGCCCACTTTTTTACAAAATCAGTCCATCGGTTCGCACCTCCTATCATTATCTTATAATATTACTGAATATTATAAAATGAGTTGAATTATAACAAACATACGCAAAGTAGGACAATTCCACCAACAAACAAACACCCTAAAATAAAGGCAATAACGCAATTCTGGTCTTTAATCATCGCTCTTATTCGGCGGTTCTCGCCCAAGAAGGCTTCCTGTAGAGTAGGTAAGTCTTGTTCGGACTTCATCATTTATATTTACACTATATTTAAAACTCCTCCGTTATTCCAAACAGCACCAGCAGGAAGACCAGCACTACTGGTAGGTAAGTTAGTCATTATAAGATTAGCACCCGCCTTGACCGTCATATTTATATTTCCAGCAGTAGTAGCAGAACCAGCGTTGATATTGATAGAGTTCGCAACATTTAAAACTGTTCCAGTCTTGGAAGTAAGATTGATATGACCTGTTCCAGCAGAAGAAGCTCCAGTTAGATTGAGGTCTTGCGACCCAGTTCCGCTGTTTTTAATCGTAGAGTTCGCATCTGACCCACCGATAAAATCCAAAGGTCTGGTAAAATTAACCTCACCAATAGGAGTATCGTTGGCGTTTAACTGGATAAAGTTGGTGAAAGCACCATTAACAACAACACCCAACTCCATACTTCCATCTTCCACACCAGTGGTTTTATCTCTGATGGTGTGGGTTATTCTCGTATATTCTTGCTTATTACCAGCACTATCTCTACCGTAAATGCTTTCTTGGAAAAGCACATCTCCGTTTGCGACAGACGGCCTATCTTTAAAGACTTCAAGACATACACCAGAAGCAGAATTGCCTGTATTATTCAGAGTTAGATTTGGGAGACCCGCTCCTCCCGCAGACGAAGTTGTAAATGATAAGTTATTAGCAGTTATATCTAAGTTGTCGCTCCCCATTAAAAAGTTCCCATCAGTAGTCATATTAAGGTTTCTATTTGAACCGATTACAGTATGCTCTATCAAAGCATCACCCAACACTGGGACTTCCAATCTTAAAAGATGGGACGAACCCGCCAGAGTATTAGATGCTCCGTAAAAAGCAGACGAACCACTGGCGTTCATCTCCGTCTGGGTTTGAGTAAAAATATTATTTGTATTGTCTGTATAGTTCATTAATGAAAGAGCAGACACACCCGCCGATATGAAGTCTGTTTTTGTTGCGGTTAATGTAGGAACTGTCGCTTCCTTAGATACAATTACATTGTTGTATGCGTTATTAGTCACGCTTTCTGCTTGAATGCTATTTGCTCCACCCGAAAGGGCAGTTGCTGATATGACTTTACGAGCAACACCCGCTTCCGCATTTATTTTCGCAGAGGTGTTGTATAGATTATCCGAATACTGGACTACATCTTCACTCGTTGTAGCATTCGCAACCTGACTGATGGAATTGACGATGCCGAGGGTATTATCGTTATAATTCTGGGCTACGAGGGCATTGGTCTGGTTGATTTGAGTTGAATAGGATACTTGTCTTGCTGGTGCGAAACTTGTATCACTATTAGAAAGATGGAGGTCATTCAACGCCAAATAACCAGTGCTTTCCTGTCTTAAACAATTTAAACCAGTAGAGATTTGCTCGGAGGTCGCAGTCATTGATGAACCACCTGATGCCGAAGATGCGTTATATTTAATATCAAATGTGGGAGATAAATAAGTAAGTTCTGTTTTTGCCTCTGAAGTTCCAACATTTGCGGTATAACCAGTCGTAAGTCCCGTTCCTGTATTAAATGATTGCCCCGTATTAGCACCGAGCGACCAACCTGTTGTTCTACTGCTTGTAGCAACCTGACCAGTCGCACTATTGGTTGCTGTATCGGTATCTAATACCGCACCACCGATAGTGATGAGGGTCTTTGTTCCAGAAACATTATTCACACTATCAGTCACGCTGGTAGAATAATCGGTCTGATTGGGTTGGGACTTAAGAGAACCTACCGAAAATGCACTATTCGTAATATCGTTGAAGGATGTCCTGAACTCCGAAAAGAATGTGGGATTATCAATAAGGATTTCGCTGTCCGATGTTCCAGCGACGATGTTAGACATCGCAAGACTATCATTTGCTATAGTATTGGTTGCGGTCGGGGCGACAAGAGTATCTTTTAAAACAATATCCAGAATGCTGTCGTTTCCAACGGCGAGGACTGCCTGTAAATTGGGGGTTGCACCCACCGTATCCACGTACAGTTTATTCGTAAAGTCGTCATTCGCCAACGGAACGACCGAGGACTGGGGCAATACGCTAAACGTCTTTAAACCAGTCGCAGTCTGGGCGGTAGACAGGGTCATCACGTTGCTGGGGGGAGGATA